GTATACGACAAAAGCTAAGAAAAAGGGTAAGAATACAAAAACATTAGTATTTGAATCCAAGTATCCTAGTGAAGATCAAGCTGAAGATGCTAGATTAGCACTCATTCATTTGGCTAATTGCTCTCACAACGCTCCATGCGATATCACCATTAATAATAATGGCGCAATATTCGTTAAAAATCCATCCTGGAGCGTGGGAGAAGTAACAATATGTTAATTAATTTTATTTACAAACATTTAAAACATTATCAAAATGGCAAAAGCAGAAACAAAAGGCGCTGCTAAAGAGCAGCAGAATGTGTCAGCAGACAACGTAGTAGAGAAGTTGATGAAGGGCAACCTCGTGACCGACATCGCAGACAAGGCGGCAGAAGAAATCCGCCAGGACGAGGAGAAACGCAAGATCTCCCAGGTCAAAGAAATTGTCAAGTGTGCTGACTTCCTTAGAATTAAGGAACTTCTCAACGTCCGCAAGGACCGTGCGAAGGCAAAGATCACTCTCGACACTCTGAAGAAGCGTACAGAATTGTTGGCCCGTCTTCTGGGCAAGGACGAGAATGGTACCGCCGTTCCTGACGACCAGAAGATTACGCCAAACGAATTCCGCGAACTTTCGCAGAAGATCGATGAGGATCAGCGTAAGCAAATGACTGAACTGAACAAAGAGTATGAAAAGCACGACCGTGAATTGCGTGACAAGTACCCTAACAATTGGTATTATGCCAACTATCAGTTCGATCGTTTTTAATTCTTCTTCTAGTACAAGTATCTTCGTATCACGTACATAGATTCTGAAGCACTGTAGAGGATCTTAAGAAGACGAGGCAGCGAAGGAATCCTAGAATGAATTAACATTCTCATCAAGTATCTTCGTATCACGATGAGAGGAAGAGATGTGACCCCACACAGTAAATTGGGACAGTAGATCAAACAATATGTTTTGTGCGTATCTTTGTATCGGGGAGATTTGATTATTCTGAAAAGTTAATTGAACCCTGCAAAATGTATCAAAAATGCTGAATATAGCCCTCTAAGTATCTTCGTATCATGAGGATTCCTATATATTTTTAGCCATGTTTTAAGCGCTCTAAGGCAGAGTATGTCACCAAGTGGAGTAATTAACCACGAGTGCCGCAAAAATGCCTTAGAGCGCACCTAAAACGGCTTAAATCGAATGTTCTGACTGATCATCGGAACATTTACAAGAACGTACAGTGTGTATGAAATAATCTGTTTGGACAGGGGTTCGACTCCCCTCACGTCCACGGGGCATCCTCTACGCTATTGTGTAGATTCCATTTGGGCAACCTAGGCATGTTGTAAAACTGCCTACACGGGCGTGTTTGGTTTTGACAGGCAGAGGAGATAAATACATTAAGCACTATACTATAAATTAAACGGCAATGTAAATAACATTGTAGACTATACTAACGTAGCGTAAGTTTAGTCTAGGTGTTTCCTACCAAAGTGGAGAGAAGAAGAAGTTTGGTTCTTTGGGCTACACACCCGAGGATTAGGGTTCGACTCCCTAGCTTCTTCCTATTAGTTATGACAAAGGGATATAAAGCGATGATAAAGGACAGGTGTCCTCATATCGTCAACCTCGCATTTAAATGGTGTACAGAATTTGGCAGATTATCTAATATAGGTAAGAAGCCACATGAAAGAATTAAGTATGCTGTAAAAACGCGATGGATAGACCGTGTATACCAAGAAAATGTAGCAATCTATAACACTGGAAGAGGAATACCTCGAACAGATGAAAAGAATGCATCATTAAGAAAAGCTCTTGGAATACATGAGGGGTCGCAAAATTTTAATTTTGCAGACTCTATAAATTTGGATGGCATCAACAAAGTATTCAACTCTGGAGAACGAGCATTTTGGATCTGGGTTAATAGCTGGGTAGTATGGTTTCAAGAGAACTATAAGTACCTAGAAAACTATTATAACATATCATGTAAGTGTGGCAATATGGCTTTATTTGATAAAGCATTGTCAGAAAAAGCTAGTTTTCTAGATGAGTATTTTGAAGATTTCTCTAAGTTTATTAAGAAAACATTTAATTAAACAAAATAAAAAATGGAGTATTTCCCTAAAATGCTAATTTACAGAGCTAGTCTGTTAGGCTGCAAAGAAGAAGGTATAGAAAATGTGATTAACTGGTTTCATAACCGCCTTAAAAAGGGCTTTACTTATGAAGCGCACATATTCTGTGCAGGAGACAGCCTAGACGAAGATTGTATATACGAATACTGTTGTAATGAGCAGTTACGTAGAGTTGGTGATTGGATTATGAAAACGATAGTCCTAAATAACCCTATGAAGTTCAAAACACTTACGACTCGTATGCGTATCGGTTCAGGACTACTTGAAAAAGTAGAAATGAAAACGGGAGGAAAGGATTTGAAAATAATCCTTTTCAACAATTTCGTCAACAACGTTTGGTCGCTATACCGTCAGAAGATGGTGTACGATCTTCCGTTTTATCAGGAGTAGGGTGAGAGAGATCTCCCCTACCCCACAATATGGAGTATCAGCGTATCACTCAATCTGAGATTGAGACCATAAAAGAAGCTCAAAAGGGAAATGAGCTAGCGTTTAATAAATTGTTTAACCGTTACAAAGAGTTCGTTGACAACGTGCTCTTTTGTTACGTGAATGACATGGATGAAGCTAAAGATCTTACAAATGTTGTATTTCTTAAGGTTCACCAAAAACTCTCGACATTCACAGATTATTCGTCTTTTGGCGGATGGCTGAGAATTATAGCTAATCGAACAGCTATAGATTATCTACGAAAAGTAAAGGAGAAATCCATGGAGTTAGGAGAAGACTCAGGCCGACTACCTGTCGAATTAACTAATTCTTCAGAAGAAGAAGATCTTGTCAATCTTCTTGAGTACGAATCTCTTCTAAAGGAATTTGAAAAACTCCCAAAGAAGACACAGAAGATTTTTAATCTATTTTACGTAGAAGATCTTACCGTTGATGAAATTAGCAAAGTGCTGAAAATTCCTACAGGCACTATAAAAGCTGCGCTAAGCCGCACTCGTAGGAAAATTAAAAATAACTTAAAAGTTTAACAAAAATGACTTCACTTTTATTATTGATTCTCTCGATTTTTGTAGCTCTTGGTTTCGCAAGATACAATAAGAGCAACAAGTTGTTCTGGATCATTCTCGTAAGTCTCTTGCTCGGTTTTACCGGTAAGAGTATGGTCAACTATGCCTTTGTTGACCATAAAAGTGAAGCCAGTACAGTTAAGTCTTCTACAAATCCCATGCTGGCACCGACGTGCTCATTTCAGGCTTTGGAACCCTCAGAGGGCGCCGGTACATGTGCTGAGACAAAACCAGCAGGTAAGGATACAATTGTAGTAGATACTGTTACTGTGCTTAACTTGGGTGAAGACGAGCATATTAACGTGCTCACTAAACCTCCACGAGATTGGTTAAAAACGAACTTTATATTCGACACAAGTTGAATTTAAGCTAGTTGCCCAGAAAGTATTAATTAATTTTAGTAAATAACATTTAAAAAACATTATCAAAATGGCAAAAAAGAATGGAAAGGGCAATGTAAAAGTTGCTCAGAATAACAACAATGGTGGTAACAATGCAGATGCAGCTGTTGAGGCTGCAGCTATGCTCACAACAACAGGTGGGTCAAGCATGGATCGTAATCACCAGGTAGATTTGTTAAAGATGGCTCACGATCGTTTCTTCTTGGATGAGGAAGCTGCTGAGCACACTGGCTTCCCGCAGGGAACTATCGACAAACTCAACCATATTAATGCCCTCGGCATCGCAGTGTGTGTATGTAATGAGGTCAAGTATGGTACCAGCGATTTCGCTGTTGTAATCCGTAAGTCTGCGCTCCCAGAGCTTACTGAAGCTTTGAAGGAGATTGGTGTAAGCTTTGATGACACAAAGCTCTTGCCTTCAAAAGACGATGCTGAAGCAATTGAAGTTACAGCTTCAGCTGTAACAGTATCAGAAGAGACAGCAAAGAGTCTTGACAAGGATGCTAAGGCTCGTGCTGCAACAGCAGGTAAGGTTTTTGATCCTACAAAGATCAAGGACGAAGAAGAGCTCAAGAAAGCTCTGTCTGGATTCTTAGCTATGAACCGTGATTCTAAGCTGATGGATAGCATCATGCAGTGTGTGAACTTCTATAAGTCATATCGCTCTATTGAAGCTAAGCATGCTATCGATTCTGCTGAGAAGACGCTCAAGAACACAAAGGACAAGAAGTACAAAGAGAACGCTGAAAAGGCTCTTGCTTCTGCAAAAAATGACCTTGAGCACATCAAGAACATGAACTTCCATGATACGTTTCGCAAGATTGTTGAGCTTACGGGTCGTGTCGGAACGCTTACTTATGGAATTGGTGCTCACTTCTTCAATGTTACCGCTACGTCAGGATCTCCTGTATCTGCGTTCTGTGAGCTTCGCGACCATTCTACTGACAGGAACACCGGCGTATGCAAGTATACCGATGATCAGATTGCAGACGCTGTAAAGTGCCTCGTAATCATTGGTGCAGACGATGTTCGCTCAAAGGGTAAGACCTTGCTCGAGGCAGAGAACAAGCTGCCAGAAAAGGATCGTGCCAAGGAGCACATTGATACCGCTAACAAGAACATCGCATTCGCCGATAAGGCTACTGCAGCGGTTCTTGCAGCTCCAGGCGAGTTCGTTGAGAACTTGAAGAAGAACTTCTTGGAGGGTAACAACTTTGCAAAGAAGACTGTTATCGCCATTAAGCGTGCATATTATCGCGACGTTACTCCAGAGATGATGGCTAAGGTTAAGTCTGACTCAATGCTTGATAACGCTACGCAGCATGCTGGTATCATCTCTAACCTGTTCCGTAATCCTTCTGATCCGCTCGTAGGTTATGCCAAGGAGAATATAATCGACTTGGAGTTCAAGACCGATGAGGAGATCAAGGCTGAGGAAGAGGCTGTTGCCAAGGCTGCTAAGGAAGCAGCTGATAAGAAGGCAACTGAGGATAAGAAAAAGGAAGCCAAAGGTAAGGCCAAGGCTCAGGTAAAAAAATAATACGGCCAATTAAGAGAACTGGTTCGCAACTAGTTGGCCGCATTAAAAGAGCCTTTGACATCCAATGGCAAAGTGAACACAAATAATTTAACTATCAAAGTATGAAAAAATTAGTGATCACGTTGTTAGGAGCAGCATTCCTTACTATCGGCATGAATATTGCCGATCTTAAGAATGTTCCCCTTCCAACGACAGTGCAGACAGTAGCAGCATCTACTGTACAGCAACCAATGGACCATTTGTTTGGTCAAGTGAATCGTGCTAATCCTGATACAGTGCATGATACCGTTAGGGTAGAAAAGCCTGTACCTTGTAACCATAAACAGTTACCTGCAAAGGTAATTGTTAAACGCACCGTAATTAAGAAGACAGATACGTCGTATGTACCACTTCTGTATATTATGGAACCTGGAGAAAAGGTCGACTCCACTAATCACAACTCTACCATTCGTAAGGGAGAGCTCAATGATTATATTCAAATCGCCTCCAATGTGCATAAGTAAACACAAGAACCCTATGCACTATAATTGGGTAAGTACATATTGTAGATCCCATTAGTCTACGTACTATTCTGGAACATCCCTCGCGAAGGAGCTAGAAGAAAAACTCAATAAATTAAACTTGATCCGAGAATATGTTAACTCTGTCTTGCAGAGCGAGATCACTCAAAAGGTAGGATGAAATGTATCAAACATTGAAACAGTTTGATATAAGTAGGAGAAGCGTTGTATCAGCTCCTATAGATTATACAGCTGGACTTGTGAGAACCGTCTGGAGACAAGCTGGATGAGGCTGTATAATCTAAAAACGCATAAGTCCCAAGAAGGGCATAATGAACCGTATCGTAATTATATGTGATAATACTAAGCATATACAAACGTTACACGAGATGAACTATATTGGTCCCCAGTAGGTGAACAGAATTGCATACATGGTATGGTGCATGGTGCTGGAAGAACCGAGGATATCCCAAACAATATAGAAGTATTATTAAGCCGTAGGTAGTGTTTCTAGTGTCCAAAGCTAGTATAAAGGCCGAAAAACTGCATCAATACTGTGGGAGTAATACCACACAGAGTAAACTAAATGAGTTTGCTGACTATACCAAAACCTTACTGTTCGATTCAGTACAACTCCGTTGAAGGGGTGCCAGGGATGGGGTAGAAGTGTCTGATTGCGACCGCCAGGCTTTTCTTGTTTATGCGGTATATAAAAGTAAAACAAGCGCAAGGGTTGGGCAGCCCCTTAATCGAAGCTCTACGGGAGTATCGTACGCGGGTGAAGATCGCGGTGAAAATCTATTCCAGTTGTATTATTAGGATGTTAGGCAATCCAAACTTACAGCCAATTTCCATGAAAATTAAATCGTTCATGAGACTATGATCGATGACTCCGTTACAGTCAAAGAAAATTGATGGAGAGCTATCCTAGAATAAGAAATAGCAAAGAAGGTAGAAAGTTGATTCGAGATATGTCCATCCAGGACCATTTGACCTCCACTTTCATCCAAAACGATCTAGACTAATAGTTTATTTGCATCATGATATACAATATTATATAGTCTCTACAGAGTAGTAAGCTGGTATATTATGTATGCGTATGTTGTATGCAAAAGATATAAATTATGAAAACCTAGAAAGTTTAAAAGATAACATGTTTAACAAAAATTGATGTCCCTTCATAGAGTTAATCTTACGTTGTAAGTAAGGGCTTGAGGTGAAGAAGTCGAGTGCCAACCGATATGCCAACCATGCTAAAGTATACTGCGCAACAGTATATGTAAACATAAAGGTTCGAAGCAATACAGGAAATTGATGGGCAGCTTATATCTATGTTGTAAAACGACTGTGTATATTATATGTGTATACTGTCTCTATACATGTATATTACGTTATAAGTGGGTGACAAGATGAAATGTATGGGTTGAATTCCCAATATTCGTGCACTATAAATAGGAGGTAGTAATACCGGTACAGAAAAATTGCAAACATCAGCAAAGATGTAAAAAGCCGTAAAGTCTGTGATGGGTTTGATCCTGAGACATTCCGATAACCAACCGCTGGGTACATGCCATAAGCCGAGTACCGCAGTAAGGAGCCATTTCGATAAGTTAGGCGCTTTTAAAACTTATTAGCCGAGGAAATCTGCGTTTAATCGACAACCTGTAGGAAGATCTTGTAAGTATAGTAAGGGAAATACGACCGAGATTCTACATATTTTCGTGGGTTATAGAAAATTCTAAGATTCTATGAGTGTTAGTTGCTATGCAAAATTTCACCAACGAAAATTAGAATAGTTAAGTTAGAAAAAACGTGAACAAAATAGCAGAAAACAGTTCAGCATTTGATTATGCAAAGGAAGCATTCAAAGCTTTAGACGATGGGCCTGGATAAACCAGTAAATGCTAATTGCATCATACGTATGTAATTCCTGCTGCAAGCCTATTATCCTATTGTCGTAATAGGAAGAGTGCAGCTAAGTCTATATAAAAGCGTCTACAATAGTAGAACTTCCTTTAGAAAACTAAGTAAGCAAAATAGTAACCGAGTATCTTCGTATCAGCGTTGCTTTATTCAATAAACAACGGCAAAGGTGTAGCCAAAATACACCATATTTTTCAATCATATCGTTAGTTAATCAATAACGATATCAAAAAGGATATGATTATGTCAGAAATTAATGTAAACATCGTGGAAACAACTATTAAGTCAAATCGTACCCCACTGAGCATGCTCGGTGCAAAAATGTTTGGTCAGGATGTATTCACCCCACAAACTCGTTTATTCAACCCAGACCATGACAAGGTTTTGGAGCAGGCTAAGCAGAGCTCCAATGTAAACCTTGTACTCAATCGTTCACCTCGCCGTTTTGTGATCGGTTATATTACGATTGAGTCTATGGCAACCAAGCAGAATGCAATCGGTGATGTCGTTTGCCGTCTCAATGAGGGCACCGAGCACCAGATTGATATCCCTCTCGGTGAGAACAGCACCAAGTTTGGTGAGACCACAGAGGAGGCAGTTCAGAACGCTCTTAAGGACAAGAACTCTAAGGCTGTATTCTCAGATCCTAAGGATTTGGGTGGCATTCTTAACGATCTTAACCGTGGTGAGATCGCTCGCCTTGATGCAATTATTGAGCAGGCTAATAAGGCTAAGGCTCAGTGTTTGTCTGCCATTGCAGCAAACGAGAAGATCATTGCAGACTACGAGCGTCAGAAGGCAGATTCTAAACCAGCTGATAAGATAGCATAAGTTCATGGAGGCTGTTTTAACAGAAAAGAGCGTTAAGCTTATAGCAGTAATGCTCTCAGAACCGAAAATTAAGGCAGCCGTTTATGAAAAGTTGGACCATACAGAGAAGTACAAGATCTATACCATTAACGATGATGGTAGCATTACTCTGGGTTCAACTAGATTCCATTTTTGGAACAAGATAATCGGCTGTGAGCAAACCTTACCATTTGAGAGCTTCGCTCTTAAGGTATGGGATGCACTAGTGAGTCTTTCCACAGGGCTTAACCAAAAAGCCATTATGGAAGGACTATCACAAGAAATTGTGATGAAAGGAGTTAAAGATAAAAACTTTAACTGGGTCGTAGAACGACTGTATGATGTTGCGACAAAAGTATGTCAGAATTCTAGCATTGCTGATGGCGTAGGAGCGGACCCTGCGGGGTCCCGGGTGTCAGGGCCAAGGCTTAACGCTCAGCAAGAGTTTCCTGAGAAAATTGTTATCAATATCAACGGACGTAAAGAAGTTTTGCAGGTTAAAGACTGCATCGGTAAACCAATGATTGAGTTGGAGTACGGAATTGTAAACGCTAAACGAGTAATGCCATAAACAGAAACATTCCTGCGGGAATGGTGTACGAACTGTGCGCAGAAGAATACACATTCATGCATGGTATTATCGTTATTGTTTACAACGAAATGCAAAGACAATATTATTAGTTTATATTAAAAGGCATCCTTAAACGTTCTCTGCGGAGAATAGGTAATCCGCCCTGCGGGGCAGGATTGCCAATGGATGTCTTTTATTCTTTATTACAGTTATATGTAATATAGAAACTAGGTAAATGGCTGATTCAAGTAAATTGTTTAATTTTAATCAAACTATATGAATAAGAAATCAATTAAATTGAACTCAGCAAACATCATTACAATTCGTAAGAACATTGATATCACTATCAATAAGTATTGGCGAATTATTCGAGCAGAGAACCTCATGTCTAAGAAGGCAATTGCAGCAAAGCAGGGTTCTGGCTTAGATCTCAAGAGCTTGTATAACCAGATTGTGCAGCTTAGTGAGAAGCGTATTATGATTAAGGGTATTTTGGTAGCTCTTAATACAGGTACAACTACATTCTCTTACGAGGATTTTAAGAAGACAAATAACTATAGTATTTTTGCAGCATGCGAGGCAAAGGAGGCAATAGCACAACTTAAGATGATCAAGACACTTGATCCATCAACTAAGGCAAAGAAGGGATTGAAGGCTATGCCTAAGCGTGAGATATTCTCATCAGCTAAGATTGCTCAGCTTATCCATGATCAGCAACTACTAGCAAATAAGTTTGACGCTAATCTCGAGAAGTTTAACAATGAGACTTCTATTGAGATTAAAGATACTATTGCAGATAAGTTCGAGATGGATCTGACAGTTTAAATACTATAGGTTCGAGACAAATATAAGGGTCGCCGGAAGGAGTAAGATCGAGGCTTACACGAACCACAATAAGGAATACCTTGCCTTAAAAATAACATTATTAACACATTAAATTATCAAAATTATGTCAAAGAAGAATAACAAGAAGAACCTCAAGAAGGTTCAGGCTAAGATAGGAACTACACCAGTTAAGGCTGAGGCAGCTAAGAAGGAAGAGTCTAAGGCTGCTATAAAGAATGCAGAAATTGCTGCAGCAAAAGACGATGCTAAGGCAAAGAAGAAGGCTGAAAAGAAAGCTCACGAGGAGGCTAAATATGCTGCCTCTAAAGCTCGCATAGAGGCCCGTAAGGCGCGCAAAAAGAGCATCATGGATAAACTGATCGACTCCAAGAAGGAAAAGGCTTCAGAGCCTGTTAAAATCACTCTGGAGGACCGTTTGAAAAAGCAGGAAGAGCGTCGTAATGTCGCTATGGCTCGTCATATCGCATCAATTACCCGTCGGTGCAAGCGTATGCATCTCAATGATGCCGACACCAAGAAGGTGATAGACATCGCAAAGAAGCAGTGGGACAACGCCACTGTATACAATATTACAGTTGTATGTGATTCTATTCTGAAAAAGAAGAAAGAGCTCGAGAAGTTGGTAAAGGATTGTGGCATTAAGTCTGCATGTATTACTAATTCTACAGCATTCTTTAAGAATGTGCCAGCAAGTGTGGTAGCAAAACTGCGTGATCTTGTAGGTAATGCTACATTCTATCAGTATCGTTCTGATGATAAGTCTCCATTCGAGGAGGCTGGCATAGATATGTCAGGCAATCACAATAAACACAAGAAGGGAGGTGATCCTCATACTATCGAGTGCTCAAAGAACGCTAGTGTGAACTTCTATAATCTCCGTAAAGCTAAGAAGAAGGTTAAGGAGATGCTCGAGAAGAACACGTATAACTTCCGTCACGGCTCTAAGGCTGAAGGACGTAAGCTTCGTCGTGAGCTCAAAGTTAAGGCTAAAGCCGTAAACAAAAAGCCTACACAGGTTAAAGAAATTAAACAAAAAACAGCTAAACAAGCAGCTTAATCATAGGAGGCAACGTTATGAATACCCAGAATAATCAATATTTGGACGATTATGTTGAAAAATATCGTGACATCAAAGAGAAGTGGCTTAAGGACTTTAACAAGTCTCATGGAACTACTTCTAAGTTCTGTAAAGAACATTGTATCCATGGTCTTTCCCGGAAGAAACCTTGGTTCATACTGCTCAAACGTGATTCGATAAAAATTGAATCTCGCAGAAAGGTTACGAAGCTTAACCATACCGAGCTTATGGAAGGGTATGTTCAACACAAGTTGCAGAAATGGGAGCGAAAGCACCCGTGCCCGGTTAAGAAAGACGACTTGTTCTACGCGCAGCAGTTCCCAGTTTGGGAATCAGAAAAGAATGCTGCAGAAGAACATATTAGAGACTTAGTTGTCGCTAAATATGACAAATTACAACTTGTAGGACGATTCAAGAATTCTGACGACAAGTTTACTGAGCAGGAAGTTGCTCAGATAAAAGACAATGGCGAGACTGCTAAGTATGGAGGCGTAAACAAACTTCCAGAACACAGTAAAGTCATAAAGATGGCTCGTAAGGAGACAAACAAGGTAAAAGCAAAGCGCAGTAATCTTGTTTGTACAAACCTTAAAGACCATCGCAAGAAGACTGGACGACTCCTGTTACCAGGCGCAAATAAGATGCGAATGGCAGCTTAAGGCGTAACTTCTTCAAAACCGACCAGGACACCACTGGTCACCCTAGTGTGCTCCGAAAGGATATGACTGCGAGGTGCAAACCCTCACTAGGGAACTATGATAGTAAAGGAAAGACCAGTAGTTCTATATGACATAGAAGTTTTTCCAAACTGTTTTCATTGTACTTGTAAAGATTCAGAGAGTCATAAACTATATAAATTCGAGATATCCTGTCGTAAAAATCAACTAGAAGAACTAGTTGACTTCTTCTACACAAACAGAACTGATCATATAATGTGCGGCTACAACAATAAGCATTATGATGACATAATCATAAGTTACATTATACATTTCTGTAGTAGAATGAAGCGACTAGGATACTCGAGAATTTGTAGTTCTCTCTACTATCTTAGTAAAGAAATAATAAGTTCGGAAAAAACAGGAAATATTGATAAGATTAAAGTGTACAAGTATTCAAACTACTTCTATTCATTTGATCTTATGTTGATGCTCTATAGTGCCAAACAGCAGAAAAGCTTAAAAGAAATAGAAATACTCTTACATATGCCAAATGTACAAGAGTATGAAGGAAGCTTTGATCTGCAGATCCCAGAATGTGATATTGACGCTATGATAGAGTATAATGTGAACGACGTAGAAGCTACTGAAACTTTGCTTAATAAAGTAAAAGAAGATGTAGAACTACGTCTTGAAGTGGAAAAAGAATGGGGGTTTGACGCACTGTCGATGAGTGGTGTACGATTTGGAGAAGAAGTACTCTTGCGAAAGACTTTAGACATTACCAACACAACAAAAGACGAGCTGAAAACTCGTGCTCGAAAAGTCGGAAACATTCGCCTAGGTGATATCATACTCCCATTTATACAATATTCTAATCCAAAGTTGAAAGAAGTCTTATTGGATGTAAAGAATGCTACTTGCAATGCAAGTAAGTCTGATAAGAAACAAGAAAACTATGAGAAGAAGTTTGTTCTCTCAAACATTTGCTACTCTATAGGTGAAGGTGGTATACACACCATAAACGAACCTAGAGTCTACAAACCTACAGCTGAACAGTTTATAGGACACTCCGACGTTACGTCTATGTATCCTTCGCTAGCCATTATAAACCATTGGCTCCCGGTTCACTTAGGAGAAGATTTTTGGAATGTGTACAGCGCTCTATACAAGGAGCGCTTGGCTGCCAAACGTAATGGAGAGTTATTAAAGTCTAAGGCATTTAAACAGGCTCTTAATGCTCTTACAGGAAAGATGCAACAAGAAAGTAGCTGGGCTTATGATCCACTTAACGTATACAAGATACGTATAAACGGGCAACTTATACTACTTATGTTAGTGGATAGGCTTCTAGAATTGAATTGTAAGATTGTACAAGTCAATACAGATGGTGTCGTCTACATTGCCGACAAATCCGCACGCTTCGCAATAGCCGATGCAATTAAGGAAGTTGAGCAATTAACCCAGTTAACATTCGAATCCGATGATTACGAGTCGTTTTATCAGTACGACGTGAACAATTACTTTGGTGTTCGCAAAGGATATTCCCAATCTGGAGATCCAAGACTGATAGAAAAGAAAGGCAAGTTTATCACAGAAATTGGTCTTAACAACAGCATGACACCAGTTGTTATCTCCAAAGCTGTGATAAACTATTTTTTGAACAATGAACCGATAGACAAGTTTATTAAGAAGGATAGAGATGTCCGTGATTTCTTGATGTCACAAAGCGTAAACAAGGAATCAAAAGTTGAGTATGGGGGAAACCTCATTCAACGTATTAATAGATACTACGCATCGAGCAGTGGCTACTATCTTATAAGAATTAAGGACAAAATGTACGAAAGTCGTTCTGAAACAAGAATAACAGAATATGGAGTACGAATTCTTAACAAGATAGATGCCACACCAATAGAGAAACGTCATCTGGATTACCAATACTACATTAGCAAAGCAAAAAAGATAGCTAGTGAGTTTGTTAATCGCCAGTTGACAATATTCGATGATTAATCGTTTATCAACGTATATAAGATGATTATTGAACTAAACACAAAACTCCTGGACATTCCAGGACTAAATTCAAATCAATTAATATTCCTAAGTTTGGTATTGGATAAGAATCAAAAAACTTATAATCAAGACGTCCGCAAAATTGTCAGCCTAGTTAGCGACGAAGAAATATCAAACTTAATTTCTCAGGGACTTATTACCTCGATCGAGAGAGGTAAGTCAATTACATATCATGCAACAGATACGCTTAAAGATATAGTTCGACCTAAACAGGACTATTTCGATCTGTTCTATGAAATGTACCCAATATACGTTCTACGACCAGATGGTACAAAAAACTATCTGAGAGCCAACGTTAACAAGTGTAGACATTTATTTAATGTTTATGTAGGTCAAAGCGAAGCTATGGCTCAACATCTTATTCAGTGTCTCGACTTCGAAATGAAGAAAAAGACTAACGAGGGTAAACTAAGTTATATGAAGACGATGTGGAGATGGCTCGTAGACCATCAATGGGAAGAATCTGAGGAAGAAATGCAAGACAACTCTAAAATTGAGGAATCGACTTATGGAACAGAACTTATCTAATCTTATAAGACCAATGTCAGTTGTAGCCCAAGAAGCTATAAACTATATATCTGGTCGTAGAGATCACTCTATAACATCTCTAAAAACTAGATGGGCTAAGTTTAATAAGCAGTGTATGGGAGGTATTGAACCTAATACCGTTTATACCATAGCTGGTATTTCAGGAAGTGGTAAGAGCTCATTCGCAAATGAGATCTCAACTGATATTGTTGATTTGAATCCTGGTGAAGAAATAGTAATTCTGATTTTCTCGTTAGAGATGGTTGGATTTAGGCAAGTTGGAAGAACGCTTTCTAGTAAGCTTAGGAAAACGACTTCGACTTTGTATAGTTCGGAAACGGACCTAGATGACGATACCTTCAGAAAAGTCATCTCAGTATCTAATCAACTAAAGGAGTATCCTATATGGTTTGTAGATAACCCTACAACTCCCAAGGAAGCAGAAGACATTATTAAATATTTCTATAATACATACATAAAGGGTACTGATAAGCATTTTGTAATAATGTATGACCATGCTCTATTGACGAAGCCAATAGGCAGCGTTATAGAAACCATGCAGGAACTCGAAAGAGTTTTCATAAGTGCCAAAAAGTATCCTATGACATCAGTGTTACAACTAGCACAGATGAATAGAAATATTGAATCACCAGAAAGAATAAACAATTCTTTGTCGCATTATCCTATGAGAAGCGACATTTCATCTGCTGACGCTTTATTTCAAGCTAGCGATTATGTTATAGTCATTCATAGGCCTGAAATTCTTGGAATACAAGAATACGGCCCGAGCCATTTACCTACTCAGAACAAGGTGTATCTACACATCTTGAAGAATCGAGACGCAGGAAAGCCCTGCATACTTGAATTCCAGAATGACTTAGCATATAACAACTTGATAGAAAGTTAAGCAATTAAAATTTAGGCTGAATTATGACAACATACGATATTAAGTTTACTGACAACAACATTAAGAACACTAACAATGGTAACATTTATTCTCAGATTCTCGATGATATTATTCTTTCTACTGTAAAGAAGAACAACTCTTATTTGTTTAACACAAAGAAGGAGGACGACGATCTGATTGATGCCATGTTCAACGAGTTGGATCATACTTATATCTACAAGCCTCTGAAGGGCGACACTTTGTTTGCAAAGGCTTGTGATATTCTTGCTAACTATGGCAAGAAGAAGAGTATTATGAAGGGTATTAAGCTCGGTAAGATTTACCGTCTTGAGAATGGTCTCCCTGTCATTTTCTACAATGATGAGATTCAGATTGGTACCGACATTTATAGTTACTCTGATTTTAGTGATTACAACTTCATCTCTTCACTTAGTCCAGAGATTAAGAAGACAATCATTAATATTAACATTAAGCTTTAATTAAAACTTTTAGTATCATTGTATCATGAGTTTAACATTACCTACTAGTAAAATTCCTGCAGTTTCTGAAAATCCTAGATATCTTATACTCTATGGTCTTCCAAAGGCTGGTAAGACATCTTGTCTTGCACAGCTGGATAATAACCTTATCATAGACCTTGAGGGAGGCTCTGTCTCCGTTGATGCGATGGCCATCCAGTGTCGTACGATCAATGATTTAGGAGAAGCAGCAAGTGCCATTCGTGCCAAGAATAAAGAAGTAGGTCATAATTTCTATAAGCATATCACTATCGATAATGCTACACGACTTGAAGATATTTGTATGAGCTATGCTTGTACACTCTGTGAAAATGGAGCTATAGATAGAAATATCTACAGAAAATTCCGTGAATTGCTGAAACCTCTTTCCCATTTGTATCGTTATAGCAATATAAAGTATAATAGGAAAGAAAATCAGCAGCATTTATTATGAAACAAGAGACTTTAGAAAAGTATATTGGAAAAACGTGGGGAGTCTTAACTTGTATTGGTATAGATCACGAAGACTATGATAAAGAAAAGCAATCAAAAAGGACATATTTTAAGGTAAAGTGTTCGAGATGTGGATCTGAATCTGTAGTTAGAAGTGATAGATTTTTTAACAAAAAATATATACCAAAATCATGCACTAACTGTGTAGATGATTTGCAAGTTGAAACAGCTAATAAAAAGTATCCGAAAGAAAGAAGATTGCTAAATATGCAAATATCAAAATATACACACAATAGCAACAGAAAAGGAAAGACTGTTAAATCTTTTCTATCTAAAGAAGAAGCAGAGAAAATGTTAACTTCGAAATGTTTTTATTGCGGAAAAGAAAACGCAATGGGAATAGATAGAATAGACTCATCTAAAGATTATACTTTAGATAATTGTGTTCCTTGTTGCGGAATGTGTAATATTATGAAAAATAAATTTAACGTAGATAAATGGTTTTCTAAAATTGGAGAAATTTACAGAACTCACGTTGATAGGTGTTCAACGACTATCCCGAAAGGGAGTACATCACAAGCTAATGGTGATGGAAGTGCGGAACTCCTGACTGCCGCATAAGGTAAAAGGAGATGATATAGTCTATTCTATACGGTGACGTATAGCAGTTCATAAGAGAACGTATGTAGTTTTGCGAACTACATAGAATATAAAAGATCGCCAAACTCCAATGGGTAAGAAGTGGGACGGCACAGACGTAACCACCTTGCCTAACGGTGCTGGATATAAGTATCTTAGAGACGCAGTAAAGAAGGTAGTTGATATGTTCCGAGATTTGTGTGACGAATTTATTCTTGTAGGTCACGTTAAAGACACCGTAACTGAAAAGGATGGTGTTGAAGTTTCTGCAAAAGAGCTCGACTTAGTTGGTAAGCTGAGTAAAATCGTGTGTGGATTAGCCGATGCGGTTGGTTATGTATATCGCAAAGGAAATGAAACGCATATATCCTTTAAAGGTGGTACATCTGATACCATCATGGAGGCTCGTGCAAGACACATAGCCGGAAAGGATATCGTTATTGCAGAAGGTAATGAAGATGGGACACTTACAACACATTGGGATAGAATATTTAAGTAAATTGATATATCGATCTATTCGATCAGCAGCATACTATGCTGAGAATAAACTTGATATGTTAGCATTACGTATATTAAAATAATAGAGATTATGTTTAGTACAAAGACAGCCGCAATTAGCAACGAAGAATTTAGTAATAGTAGTTATATGCCAGTAGGCATCAACCAGAACGTCATTCTTAAAGAGATAAACTGTAACAAGTCTCCTCAGGGTCTCGATTTCCTCGAGATCGTATTTGAGAATGAGGATGGTCAGACAGCTACTATGACAGAGTGGAAGAATACAAAGGGAATGTATATTAAGACAGATGAAGACTTGCAGAAGCGTGATAACGCTCAGTTTGGACGAGTTTGTCAGATTCTTGATTGTTTCTACCCACAGAGACCAGATGCAGAGCTTTCTACATTCAAGGAGATGATTGACTGGACAAAGCAGATGCTTGATCCTATGATTGCTACTAAGAAAAAGCTCCGTTTGAAGGTTATCTATGACAAGAAGGGCTATACTCAAGTAAGTAAGCTCGGAATCTTCGTTGAAGACATGTCTAATACAGATTCGCAGATTAAGCTCTTTAAGAACGATCTTATGGAGCGACCAGTTGTTGCCGATAAGGAGAACAACGATCCGCTTAACGTACCACCAACCGTTACTCCGGAAACTGCGGATGCAGCAGGCGCATCAGATCTTCCCTTTTAAGGGGTTTACGCCTGAAGAAATAGAAATACTACTTGATTGTATGAAATCCGGTAAATGGTTCTTATACTGTTTACATAGCAGGAGTGCCAAACTATACAACAAGTGGATACACCCCAGGGAGGTAATACTGCCATGAAAGGGTGTTGGTGGAGCTAGGTAATTCAGTTACCCTTTGGAGGTGAAATGCCTCCAATAAGGCTCGCAGGGTGTCGTGAGACACAAGCATGGACGTATGCGAAAACAGATCCAAATCGACGTTTTAATCATGTTTTGTTATATAGACAAAAGTCCAGTAGGGTTCGAATCCCTACAGAGCCACAACATTTCTGATGATAAGAAGAGCTACAGCTTGTGAAAGTAATAGCTCTGTCCGCCTGTGAAGGCCGATATTATCTATGATGCACAGTTTACCTGGCATCAGATTTCATACGCGTGTACGCTACGTAAGTGCGGGTTTGAATAACCTAAAGTCCGAGCTTAGCATCTCCGTAAACTGCTATACGTCCGTCAACGTAGACCTGAGCATGTCATTAAACTGCTCATTTTTAGGGAAGTTAGTCTAATGGTAAAACAAGGGCATTGATAGATTGGAATGTGTGCAAGCTTAAAAGAAACACTACCCTGCTTATCGGTTCGAATCCGATACTTTCCACTACATGGCTAGATTGGATCCTTGCAAGGAAGCGGTTCGAATCCGCACCTAGCCCCTAACTTATAAGTTATGTATAGTACTAGAACAGCGATTACTATGTCCTTGAAAGATATCTTGGACAAAGTAAATGATTTAGACATCTATACGTATTGTCTAGGACAGTTCAAAGTTGGAAAACTCATGAATAGTCCTTTAAGGTCTGGAGATAAGAATCCTTCATTTGGAATATTTCATTCTAAAACTGGAGGACTATTGTGGAAAGACCTTGGAACTGGAGAATGCGGAAACTCTCTGAAGTTCCTAAAAGAATACAAAGGTATAACGACTAGAGAAGAGCTTGAACGAGAATTATTGAGAATCGTACGCAGAATAAATCCTAATACAATCGTAAGGACAAATACGTACGATAAACCGAAAGGAGATACCGATATCGGAATAGTTCGACAGCCGTTTACCAATGTAGACAAACAATACTGGAAACAGTTCGGAATACATATTGATACACTAAAAAAGTTCAATGTGTTTAGCATTAAATACTTTCTTTGTAATAGTATCGTCCGAAGTATCTACAAAGAGAATAGTCCTATGTATGCATATAAAGTGTATGATAAGTTTAAGATTTATCGTCCACTTGCTTCCAAGTTTACTAAATGGCGTACCAATCTGACGAATCGGCACGTACAGGGATTATCCGAATTGCCTAAGGAAGGAGGCGACCTACTCATAATAACAAAATCACTGAAAGATGTGATGTGTTGCTACGAGATGGGTTTTAATGCAATAGCTGCTGCTAGTGAAACTGTGTTTATACCTGAAGATATACTAAGGTCTCTACGTTACAAATGGAAACATATAGTTATACTGTATGATAGAGATAAAACCGGTATGCTTAAGGCTAGACAATATAGTAAGCAATACAAAATAGATGCTTTTTTCATTAATAAGAAATTTAAAGCCAAAGATCTATCAGATGCTGTTCGTGACAACGGATTTAGCACCATGAAAGACTGGTTAACAAAAACGTTACAGAAATATGATTGATGTAGTAATAGGATGCCTATTAGGTGTGCTGGGAGGTGCAGTAATGTCTCCTCTATTGCATAAATGGCTTACAAAAAAGCTGACTAAGAAAATTCGTCTCGACAAAGGTGGATTTATGCGTATTTATCTTCCAAATAAATTGCAGATGACTATCTGGGATAGTTATAGCGATGATGGGTGTATATGCGTATGCGTTCATCCTGGAGGCGAACAAAAAGTAACTGATGGCGAAATTGTTTATTTTAATAGAACTTCTGTATCCAAAATAAGGGGAAAGAATTTTTATTATGATAGGCAAGAAATCTAAAAAGAAATCCAAAGGCAGAGTACGGAATGCGACAAAAGTCGATAAGTATGGTCTCCATTTTAGGAGTAAACTCGAATGCTATACTTATGAAGCTTTTATGAAAGCTGGAATACCAGTTAAATATGAGCCAAAGCATTTCGTATTACTGGATAAATTCGAGTATTTAGGTGAAAAAATAAGACCTCTAACATACCTACCTGACTTCATTGGAAATGGGTTTGTAGTAGAATGCAAAGGTCTTATGGGAGATTCATTCCCTCTTAGATGGAAATTGTTTAAGCATTATCTTAAGCGACATCGAAGTAAAATGAAATGTTATCTCGTACGTAACCATGAACAGGTAGACGAGATGATAGAAGAGATAAAAACCAATATTTGAGTATTATAATATCAGTAAATATGGAAAAGAAATTTTTGAAAGTAGGTAATAATATAAACTTTAAGTTTAACACAGATGGTCTTGAGTATGATTTGATTCCAGGAACAGTTTACAATATTATTGTAGACCGTTATACTGACACCGTATCACTACAAGAGTCTGGTAAGTTACCTTTGCCTTCTAAGGTATATTGTACATCGCGTGATGAACGTTTCATAGACAAGGTTGTTAATAGTTATAACCTGTCTGAGAGCGGATTTACTGGTGTAATGCTTGCAGGATTGAAGGGATCAGGAAAGACCGTAATGGCTAAGATGATTGCCAATAAGAGCGGTCTTCCAATTGTGAACATAGACAAAAACATACGTCCACATATCCTTCGAAATATTGTAGAGATGCTCGGTGACACAAGTGTTTGCTTCTTGTTTGATGAGCTTGACAAAGTTCTTGCAGATTACGATGATTCTTTCTTATTACAGGTATTGGATGGTTCTGATACTAAGGGTAAGCATATGATTTTGTTTACCTGTAATGATGACAGTGAGATATCAGAGTATCTGATAGACCGTTGTTCTCGTATTCGCTATTGGCGTAAGTTTGAAGAAATGTCTCCATCTCTTATAATGGAGGTATTGAATGACAAGCTTAATGATAAGAAGGAAGTTAAATCTTTAACAGACTTTATTAAGGATAACTTCGAGGTATGTAGTTTTGATAACATTGTTTCTTTCGTAAAGGAAGCTAACAATTATCCTACTACGACATTCGAAGAATTGTTTGAGGATATGAACCTTTCTTCAAAAGGTACTATAAAGCCTCACACTCGTTCTTGTAAAGAAAACAATCATAAGAACGTTTTTAATAAGAAATTAACTTCAGATGATTGCTGTTGTGATTGTTGTTGTGCAGAATGCTAATGATTACACCAAAGTACAAAATACCGGAATACGACATTCCATACTACGAAGATAATACACGTATTAGTAATAGTGCGATAGGCTGGTTCTTGAATAAAGGGCCGGCCTATTTTCGTAATATGCTGGATGGTAAAGAGAAAGGCTTAGATTTGCCACAGTTACGTAAAGGAACCATGATACATGAGTTCCTGCTTCAACCAGATCAGTTCTGGAATGATTACGTTCTG